TCATCGGAACTCCTACATGGTGGTACACGATGGCTCCGGCAGTCCTGACATTTTTAAGTAATTCTGATTTTTCCGGAAAAAAGGTTGCAGTGTTCCAGACACATGGAGGCTGGCCGGGACATACCTTGAAGGATATGAAAGCATTGCTGAAAAGCTCAGAAATTATCAGTGAGAAAGCAATCCAATTCGATTCGACAGGAGGGAATCATCTGGAAACATCTCTTGAAGAGATTGAAAACTGGATCAGAAGTTTATGAGAGGGACATCGTATGACGATTAAAGAAGTATGTGCACAATTTGAAATTAGTGCTGACACACTCAGATATTATGAGCGTGTCGGTGCAATCCCGGAAGTAGGGAGAACGGCAGGCGGCATTCGCAATTATACAGAAGAAGATTTAAAGTGGATTCAGAATGCACTCTGCCTCCGAGGAGCCGGAGTTCCGGTAGAGATGATCATCGAATATGTGAAATTGTTTCAGCAGGGAGATGAGACGTTTGCGGCAAGATGCAATCTGCTGAAAGAAGCACGGGAGGAAGTGCTTGCGGCAAGAGAAAAATACGATAAAGCCTTAAATAAGCTGAATTACAAAATTGAGAAATATGAGGAAGCAGTAAAGACCGGCGTTCTGATATGGGATCATGAACAGACAAAATAGGGCAGAAAAAATTTTAATGAAAGAAAGGGCTAAAATGAAACAGAAAGTCATGTTATGGGCTGGTGCAGGCCAGATCGGTATGGCGATTGCCAGACGCACCGGCTTTGGAAAGAAAATTATTGTCGGGGATAAAAGCATAGAGAATGCAAAAAACATTGCAAAGATTATGAACGATGCAGGTTTTGATGTGGTTCCGGTGGAGATGGATCTCTCTTCACGGGAATCCATCAAAGCGATGATTGCAGAGGGGCAGAAATATGGCGAGATCAAAGATATGGTGATTGCCGCCGGAGTATCTCCAAGCCAGGCACCCATCGAGACAATTTTAAAGGTGGATCTGTATGGTTCCGCGGTGATGATGGAGGAAGTGGGAAAGGTGATCGCAGAGGGAGGAACCGGAATCATGATCTCCAGCCAGTCGGGATTCCGTATGCCGGCACTGACTGCGGAGGAGGATGCACTCCTTGCAACGACACCAACAGAGGAATTATTAAATCTTGATATTTTGCAGCCGGAAAACATTAAGGACACGTTGCACGCCTACCAGCTTGCAAAACGGTGTAATGAAAAACGTGTGATGGCTCAGGCGGTAGAGTGGGGCAAGCGAGGGGCACGCCTGAATGACATCGCACCGGGAATTATTGTGACACCCCTGGCTATTGATGAGTTCAATGGTCCCCGTGGTGATTTCTATAAAAATATGTTTGCTCGTTGTCCGGCAGGAAGACCGGGAACCGCAGATGAGGTGGCGAATGTGGCAGAACTGCTTATGAGCGAGAGAGGGGCATTTATCACTGGATCCACTATACTGATTGACGGTGGAGCGACCGCAAGCTACTATTATGGACCGTTGAAACCAGAAAATTAGATATAGAGTGTATAGCGTTGACATATAGAATATGAAAATTCAGGGAGGAAAATAATGAAGCAGAATGAGATTCTTGTAGCGTATTTCTCACATACTGGTGAGAATTATAATGTAGGAGATATCACAAAAGGTAATACTGAGATAGTTGCAGAAATGATTGCGGAAGTGACAGGAGCCGGTACTTTTGAAATAAAGCCGAAGAAGAAATATCCGCACAATTATAATGAATGTATTGATGTGGCAAAGAAAGAGAAGAACAGTAATGCCAGACCGGAGTTGTCTGAGAATATCGAAATCGGAGCAGACACAAAAGTTTTGTTTTTAGGCTACCCAAATTGGTGGGGAGTTCCAAGTCACCAAAAAGCCACCCTCTATGGGGTGGCTAATTTTTATTCCGACGGCGGCAGCTTTGGGTAAAGGACAAGCTCGAAATTATCAAACGGGCCATTCTTACCAGAGCGGACATCACGCCTATACTCTACTTTTTCAAGGACTTCTTTCAGCATATCATTTTTGGCTTGAGCAGACGGCAACTCACGGTAAACCTCAAGCAGCTTTTCGACACCCGGAATAATGTTCTTTTTGTTCTCCGCTCGGAAACGAGCAACACCGAGCGAGGAGGTCACAGACGATAGATTATCCTCGGCGGAGGAGATACGAGCAGCAAGGCTACGGGAACGCTCAAGGAATGTGTCGGTATCGTATACACCTTGTTCCAAGAGGTCATGCGTCCGCTCAAGCTGCGCCTGCAAGGTGGCAAGTTCGGCCTCGGCCTGCTTCACCGCTTTTTCGGCGGATGAGATAAGAGAGGCTTCTGACGCTGGCAGTTCGTTATCCCATTGCAGCCGATACTCGGCCAGCCAGCCGGAAAGAGACTGCAGCAGACGCTCCTCGACAACAAGGCACTTTGCACCCACGTTATCGCAAAAGCGGTTTGGACAGCAGAGGGTAAAATTCTTTCCACTCTTTTTACTACTCATAGTGCGACCGCATTTTGCACATACAAGAATACCTGCGAGAGGATTTGCAAGAACGGCGTTATTTGGCAAAGGAGGGCTTACGTGCTTTTGAAGCAGAGCGGCAGCACGATTAAAAACCTCCTCGGAAACTATTGCAGGGTGTAGGCCGTCAACGATGATTTGCTCCTCGACGGGAGTTGTGTACCGCACCTTTTTCACAACACCGTTTTCAGATACCTTTTTCGTCTTGCGCTCGTTCCAACGGATTTTTCCGATGTAGACGGGATTTCCAAGGATTTTTTGAACGGTGCGGCCATACCAGATACGAGAGCCAGTCGGGGAAAGAATACCGAGACGCTGCAACCTTGTGGCAATGGCAGCAGCACCGATGTGACGCACAGAGCCGTCCTCGTCGATTTCCCCATTGACGTACATATCGAATATGAGCCGGACAACCTCGGCCTCCTCCTCGACCGGGCGGAGCGTCCAACCCTTTCCGCTCTCAACCCGGACACGCTCGTACCCAAAAGGCTTAGAGCCGGACACGAATTTTCCCTCTTTACTCGAAGCAAGGCGGCCATTCTGCAAGCGGCGGTTTATAGTTTTATATTCACGCCGGGACATGAACAGGCCAAACTCAAAATACTCCTCGTCAAATTCGTTGTTAGGGTCATAGACCTTTGAGGGAGTTATGATAAGGGTATCAGAATACTTGAAAGCCTGCGACACAATTCCTTGGTCGATAGTGTCACCACGGGCCAGACGCTCAACCTCAACGACGAGAACGCCAGCCCAGACACCTTGCTCGACTTCTTGGAGAAGCTGTTGCATAACAGGACGGGCGGCAATCGTTTCGCCGGAGACGATTTCACGGTAGATTTGAGTTATGTTATAATTACGCTTTTTGGCAAGCTCAAGCAGGAGCTTTTCGTGCCGGGCAAGCGTTTCACCCTCACCGTGAGCCTCGGCCTCCATATCGGCACGGGACTTACGGAGATATAGACAATATTGCACTACAATCACCTCCAAACAAAAATGCGCCCCTCGGCAAAGAGGGACGCAGGCCAAACGGTCACATGAGCTTTTCAACCGCAGCTTTGATTTCGAGAGCAAGCTCGTAATTGTCCTTGCCTTTGAAAAATACCGTGTTGAAGCTGGACAAAGGGTTACTGCTATCAGCGGCGGTTTGGAAAAATATATTACCGGGCGAAAGCAAGGACGGCTTGCGCACCGAAACGGCTACCAGCTTCGGAAACTGGATAAAACGGTTTTCTTTTACGGCAGCCTGCGAAATAGTTATATGGACACCCTCATCATCGACGACAGCGGAGCGACCGACACCAACAAGCTCATAACGCATAAAATCACCTCCTAAAGTCAACGTAGATTACATTGCCGACCTGCTTGATAACCCGGCTTCGACACCCCTTTTGATGTTAAAAGCGACTTCCATATCAGCCTGCATGAGCTTATCGAGCAGAGCAGCAGTCTCGTTCTTGAGCTGACTTTGAAGCGACATAAGCTCCGACAAGGCGACCGGGTCAGTAACAGCACCGCCGGAGGCTTCAATGGATTTACGGATTTCAGCCCGGAGGGATTGCAGAGTATGTAGCAACTCCTCGTATATTTTAAGACGCTCCGGGCGAGCAAGTTGCATATCACGGTTGAGAAGCAGATAAAAACTATCAAAGCATTTCGAGACGACCGGGCGCAGCTCTGCAGGCAGGGAGTTGAAATGACGTTGAAAATTTACTGTATCATTGAAAAAGACCTGTTCCGTGTGATTACGCTCGTCCGAATAACCGAGCAGGTAATCGGTGGAAACCCCGAAATACTTCGCCAGCAGGCAGACAGTTTCGAGGTCAGGCTCTTTACCCTCTGTTTCATAACCAGAAACGGTAGAACGCTTTTTCTGAATTACTTTCGCCATATCCTCTTGCGTGAGGTTACGTTCCTTTCGCAGGGATATGAGGCGGTTGGAAAACTTTTGCATAAGTAGACACCTCCAATTAAATATTATACAGGTTTTGCCCCGTTTTGTGTAGTAGTTGCCCCTAAAATCGGCAAAAATTGAAATTTACCAAAAAAATTTCTCCAAAATGGTTGACATTGCCCCAAATAGGAACTATAATATAATTACGATAGCCCGATTAGGGTCAAACAGAAAGGAGAGGAACGCATGAGAGCCAAGTTGAAGCAGTTGCGAGAGGCGAACGGCTACACCCAGCAGACATTCAGCACTACGGTCGGGACAAGCCGCAGCCACTATTCGCAGATTGAAACCGGAGAGAAACAGCCATCGTTGAGACTGGCACTCCGAATTAAGCGAGCTTTGAACTACTACGGCGACGATATTTTTGACAACAATATGCCTGTAATACGACGGTAAATTTTTTTACCCTTTAACGCCCCAAAACGGGGCATATAGAGTATAAAAAGACCAAATGTAGAAGCAAACACGCCGCCAAAAGCGTCAAGTCGTGTGTTTCAATCTATAATAATTTTACCCCATGAGGAGGTGAAAATAAATGTCAAGGCAAGCTACAAAAGCCTGCGGTAATAGGTACTACGAGGCCAGAATGAGGGCAGCAAAGTACAATGAAAAGCTCTTGACGAGAGCCGGAGCTATCGACTACCTACCGGGCGTTACAGAGGACAGCCTCAAGAAATACGAGCTGGACATAACAAGGCCGCCAAACATCGTTGTTGCTCTTATGGCAGACGCATATAACGAGCCGGAGCTGCGAGCGTGGTACTGCGTGAATGAATGTCCTCTCGGAAAAGATTGCAGAGAAATACCAGAAATGCCAGCAGAGCGAGCATTGATAAGACTGCAGAACAGTGTATACGAAATGGAGCAGCTTACCCGGCAACTATCACTCCTTATGGAGGACGGAGAAATAGAGGAAAGCGAGCAACCACTCATACCGCAGTTAAGGGACAGGCTGTTGGAGTTCCGTCGGAGAGCAGACGAAAACCTCGCCGTACTCGAAAGAGCAGCGAGGTCTGGAAAATTCAACTAAAGGAGGTGTGAACATGGTTGAGGCGAACATAGTCAAGGATTTTTCAATAGGGAACACCAGAGTAAAAATCGCTGACGATTACTGCAAAAAGACAGCCGGAGACGTGGAACGAATTTTGCGGCGGATAGCACAGCAAGCGCAGCGTCAATTCAGCGCAGCCGCCACAACCGGGAATTATGGACAGTAGAAAGATACGCCAATATCCACCGATTATCATTGGAACAGTCGTAACGCTCATGCTAACAGCGGCGGCATTTACTTCGATACACAACAGCGTGTCAATCGAGACAGCAGCCAGCGGATATACGCAGGAGCAGCCGCAAGTAACGACAATGGCAACCACCGACGCAGACCCATGCACGACAACAACAACGGCAGAGAGTACATACAAGAGTAAAATTCCAAGCCGTGACTGGGACGCAGAGGAAAGCCAAATGCTGATGAAGATAGCAATGGCAGAGGCGGAGGGCGAAAGTGTAGAGGGGAAAGCCCTTGTAATGCTCGTAGTCTTAAACAGAGTTTGGGACGACGATTTCCCCGGAACAATCGAGGAGGTAATCTTCGAGCCGGGACAGTTCTCACCAGTAAAAGAGGGCGGCAGGTATTACACGACAGAGCCAAACAGCGAGTGTTATGAGGCGTTAGAGCTTGTAATGCAAGGCTGGGACGAAAGTCAAGGCGCACTTTATTTCGAGAGCTGTGAGGGCGATAGTTGGCATAGCCAAAATCTTGAGTTTCTTTTTCAAGAGGGAAAGCACAAATTTTACAGATAGGAGGGAAACGACATGACAAGAGCGCAGGCCAGACGCAGGAGACAGCGTAGACGGGAGTTGAAGCGAATTGCGGCATGGACGGTAATAATCGCCTTTGAGCTTCTTATGGCAGCAGCACCGACCGCAGCAGCAGCGGCGTTCCTTTTACCGTTTGCGTACAAAGAGCGTGGGTACTTCGGTATAGGCGGAGAATGGTTGATGATTGCCTTTATATTCTGCCTCGTATACACAGAGGCACACAAAGCAATTTGCAACAGGATTTTTGACGAGGAGGAATAACATGGCATATTACAACGTCTGCCCGGATTGTGGCAGCAACCTTGACCCCGGAGAGAAATGCGAATGCAAGACGAGGGAGCGAAACACCGAGAGCAGAGAGTATTTGTTTGGGGGAGGTGGGAAAGAGCATGGAGGAGGATTTGCACCAGCAGGCAGAACACTATCTTGGAACGGAGATAGAGCCGCAAGAGTGGGATAAGGCAAAAACCAACGCAGAGCGAAAGCTCAACAGAATTATCGAGCGAGAGGGTGACGAGAACGGAATGAGGCGAGAGCCATGGTATTTAGCACAGCTTATAGCAGAGGCCGTAAAGTCAGACCGCTTCTCGACATTCACAATTCAGCTCGCAGAGTTGATTAAGTACGCTGATGAAATGGAGATAAAAAAAGGACAGCCCGTGTGCTAAGACACGAGCCGCCCAATACGCTGTATCTCTATTGTATCACGATTTCATTCAAAATGCAATAGGAGGATTTGAACATGGATAACAAAAACGCATTACAGATTACGGCGCAGTACCCGGCAGAACGCTACAACCTGCTTGTACCAATGCAGACGGTAGCGGAGATTGCAGAAATCCACAAGCCCGTTATGAATGCCGTGCAGATTTCGACCAACGAGGCAGACAGGGAAATCTACCTGCAGGACAAGAACAAAAGAAACGCTGACGGCTGGGCTTTGACGAAAAAAGGCCTCAACAAGCTCATGCGAGCCGCAGGCATTAAAATATTGGGTACTCGCCCGATTATTCCCTCAACCTGCCAGAAATGTGCAGAGGTCAACCGTAGCATTGGCCGCCCGGTCAACTGCGGAGCTTGCGGAAACAAAGATGTAAAATTCGAGGCAAGAATTTCAGTGCCGCAGCTCACCGGGGAGAACATCGAAATTGTTGCGCACAAGGAAATTATCGTAGCCGACGTTACTGTTGGTATGACGGAATTTCAAGCCAAAGAGTTCTTGAAGTTCAGAAGCGAAATGTGCGAGACAAAGGCAATCAACAGAGCCTTGAGAGCAGCAATGCACATCAAAGGGACATACAGCCTGCAGGAGCTTCAAAAGCCGTTTGTTGTAGCCTACCTCGTCCCTAACCTTGACAACGAAGCAGTAAAGGCGGAGGCGGTGAGACACTTTTTCAGCAGCTCACAGGAGCTTTACGGAGGACACAGCACCGACAGCCGCAAGGCTATATTCGTTGAGGACGATGTTGAGGAGGGAATGGAGTACGAAATGCCCGGAAAGCCGATTGAACAGCCGGAAAACGCAGCGTACAGAGAAGCCCCGGCAGAGCCACCGAGAGAGACACAGCAGAGACAGCAGAAAGCGGCAGAGACAGCCCCGGACTACGACCCTACAATTTGTACCGAGTGCGGAGCGAAGTGCAGCAACGGCGTGGTGAAATACAGTCAAGAGACGTTCGGGAGAACACTCTGTATGGCTTGCCAGAGAAAGCAGGGAGGTAATCAGTAATGAGCATTAGAGTATTACATACAGGTGATTTGCACATCGGGAATTTCCCCGGCCCGGAACAGAATGGGGAGAATGTTAGATACAAGGACATTTGCAAGTGCCTTGACGCACTTGTAGCAGGAGCGAAAGAAAGCAAGCCGGATATTGCGGTAATTGCCGGAGACGTGTTTCACCAAGCGAGGGTGTGGAGCGACAGAGGCCTCAAGGAACAGCAGACGGCGGTGAAATTTTTCCGTGAGCTTGAGGCGATTTGCCCGGTTGTTGTTATGAGAGGAACACCAAACCACGACAGCGAGGAGCAGTTCAACACGCTGGAAAGCACCTTTTACGGAGACGACAGCGTACACATCATCACGCAACCGGAGGTGGAGACATATTACAGCTACGGCGGAAAGAAAATTCAGATAGCTTGTTTGCCGGGATTTGACCGAGGGTATTTCAGAGCAAAGCACCCCGGCCTCTCAAAAGAGGAGGAAAACGAGGTATTCACAAAGGCTATTGAGGATTTGATTATCGGCCTCAAGGCACAGTGCGAAGCAGGAAGCCCGACGGTGCTGGTATCACATTACACCATTACCGGGTGCAACATGGAAAG